GAGCCAGGCTGAGGGGCTTACAGGCCAGGCGCAGGTTCCCGACCTGGAGACCCTGGCGCCCGATGACCCGTCGATCCAGACGATCGGCGGCGCCCGGACCGAGGACGAGATCGTGGCCGCCTTCCAGCGGTCGGCCGGCGCGCGCCAGTTCACCGAGGGCGGAAGCGGTGGCGGCGGCAACCACTCGGCCGGGGACATCGCCGCGGCGGCCAAGGAGTTCCTGTCCAAGACCGCCGACGTGCTGCCTGATGCCGAGGCTGCGGCCCTGATCTCCGAAGGCCGCGGCGAGCGGGCCCGCAACCTCGGGCTGCTCAGGCTCGAAGGCACCCACTACGAGGATCAGGACGACAACCTGGCCGGGCGGGGCCTGTCCCTGGACGACTTCGACGACGACGTGCTGGCGGTGTGATGAACGGCGGATACCTGGTCCATGGTCTGACCGAGGAGGAGCAGGTGGCCAGCGACCCGTTCGGGGGCCGCGGGCTGTTCCTGCCGATGGAGGCAAGAGGGGACGTCATCCTGGCGGCCCTGGAGCGTGCGGCCGGGGCTGTGGTGCCCGCCTGCGCACTCGACGGGCACGGCGTCTGGGTGGACACCGGGGCCCCGCAAGTTGATTGCGTCAAGCTGATCACGGCCTGGGAGAGCCTGGATGCTGCAACGTGACAAAGACCAGCACCCGGAGCACGAGAACGTGCTCCGGGGCGCCTGGCGCAAGGACCCAATTTCGGAGAAGAAGACTGCCAGCGTGACCATGATGATCGGATCCGCCTTTTACGGCATTGGCGGCATTTCGTTCATGGTCATCTTTATCGCTTATTTCATCGGTCACTTCTGGTCGGCCGCCAGCGAGAGCCGTATTGCCTTCATCGGGATGCTTTTCGGCCTGTTCTGCTCGTTTCAGGGAATGGTCTTCATCCTGATTGCAAAAACCGCGGAGGCACGGCGGCAGCAAACCGACTTCATCCTCGACCAGATCAGGATTGCCAAAGGTCACGGGGGATAAATGCATGCTTCCATCGCCCTGGGAATCACCGCAGCGTCAGCGACCGATACCGGCTCGCTGATCTCGGTCCTGGGCGGACTGGTTGCCCTCATCATCACCATCGCCGGGGGAGTGGGCACCTGGGCTGCCCTGCGTGTGGGCCGCAATTCCCAGGTCATTTCCAACTACAAAGCAACCGCCGAATCCTGGGAGAACCGGGCTACCGCGCTCAAGGCCGAGAACGAGGGCCTGACCGATGAGCTGACCGACGCCCGCCAGGAGATCTCCGACCTGCACACCAAGGTCGGCACGCTGCAGGATCTGGCCACCGGCCAGCCCGCTGTGCAGCAGATCAGCACGGAAATGAAAGAAGGCTTCAAGAAGGTCGCCGAGCAGCTGGACAGCTTCGGCGGCCGTCTCGACACGATGAGGGGAATCATCAATGGCGGAACCCCGTCCGGTGAGCGAGATTGAGGCGGACGCCGAAAAGACGTTCCGGCTCAGCCGCCGGTTCATTTACAGCCTGATGCTCGGCATGGGCGCCCTGGTGGTCGTGCTGGCCATCATCGTCGGCCTGCTGGTGGACAACTCGATCGGCGAGCGGCAGCGAACCCAGGACCAGATCCTGTCGATCGCCACCAGCCAGTGCTCCCTGGACTTCTCGGTGGCAACGTCGCCGGTCACCAGCAAGACCACCAAGCTGGGATTCAACCTGGTGGAGGGGGCCCGGATCGGCGTGGAGGGCCTGCACTGCCCGCAGAAGCTGCCGCCGCCGTCCAGCATCTTGCTGCAGCTCGGCCAGAAGTTCGGGTCACCGGTCAGCTGACCGCGGTCGTCCATCCCCTGGACTCGATGAACAGGTCCCAGTCGCTGGGCTTGATCAGCCGCTGGTCGGTGATGACCGCTGGCCCGGCCAGGTGGGCCTCGCTGTAGGCCCACGCCGCCGAGGAGCTGCACACGACATGGCCGGGCATCTGCCCGCCCGCCCAGCGCTTCCACAGGTCCGGCATATGGAGGCACTGGGCCGCGTCGGCCTCGATCGCCTCCCAGTCGTAGGGGGCGCCCAGCAGCTTGCGCATGGACAGCGTGACCAGCTCGCGTTGGGCGTCTGTCTTGGGCTGCGCGCTGTTGTCGATCGTGTACGGCGAATCCTTGTAGGGGTCCCGGCTGACCGGGTACGCCTTCCAGCCGACCCCGCCAGGCCGGCCCTCCAGGTACCACCGGACATCGTGCTCGATGTGGTGGAGGACGGCCACGTGGTTGCGCAGGTCCGGCTGGTGCTGCAGCCATTCGCCGAAGCGGATCACGGCACCGGCCCGCCCGCCGGTCCGCAGGACTACGACATCGCCAGGCAGTAGCTCGCTCATACTCCCCTCCCGTACCTTCTGCGGTCTGCGGGCCCGGGAGTTGCTGATTACAGCTTTTCTTGCTATCGTGGATTCCAGCGCACCCACGAGTGAGAGGTTCGGTTGAGATGAGCATCGAAGACGACATGAGGGAGATCGCCCGCCTGGCGCCCCTCAAGCGGCACCGCCTGGCGCCGGACATGGTGGACGGCCGCCGGATGCTGTCCCCGGCCGCGGCCCGCATGGTGCTGGCCAACCTGAACAGCTGCCCGGACAAGACGGCTGCAGCCGTAACCGCGGTCACTGCACCCGCGCCCCGGGAGTCACGCCCCGGCCCGGCCACCGAGCGGCACAACCCGCCGCCCATGTCGTCCTTCGCCAGCCTGGCCGAGGGCTACTACGCCACCCGGTCCCGGACCGGCAACAACGACCTGGACTTCTGGCGGATCGACAAGCCGTCCAGCGGCAAGTGGGCCGGCTACATGTTCGTCAAGCGCATCGTAGGTGGCGGCCAGGGCGACGAAATGCAGACTTTCCAGCTATCGAATATGCAGCAGCGGCTGGCCTGCGAAGCGATTATGGACCTGGGGGCCGAGGAATCCCGCATGCTGTTCGCGGCCGAAATGACCCGCTGCACCGACTGCGGCCGGATGCTGACCGACCAGGCGTCCCGGGACGCCGGCCGCGGGCCGACCTGCCGGAACAAGAGGGGGTGATCCCAGAGGTCCCTGCCATCCCATCAATCCCGCTTGTACCGAAAGGACCACCCGTATGTACGAGGCGCTAGAGGGGACGCTGCTGGCCGCTATCGCGGCCGGTGGCGTTTATGCGCTGACGCGACAGCCTGACCCCGAACTGCTGGTTCCTGAACCGTTCACCCTGTCCCTGCGCTGGCCGGATCGCTTCCGGCCAGGCCACCGCCGGGCGGTCGAGGACGCTGCTGCCCTGGAGGCGGACACCTTCATCGGCGAGCTGCACGACAACGATCCCGCACCTGAGCCGCCGCCCGACGGGGCACGGCACCGGCACCCGGCCGGTCCCGGGCGTCACCGCCGGCCCGGCCCGATGACGCTGAGCCGTGCCGACCTGCCCAGCTCGGAGGAGACCATCGAGCGGGCCCCGGTCCCGGGCCACCCGCCCTGGGACGCCGTGCAGGCCCAGCCTGAGCAGATATCGCTGCGCACCTGCAATCAGTCTTCCTGGCAGACGTTCGATCTGCCGGACCGGCCCGCGCTCGGCCCCGAGGCCGCGGTCACCAAAGACCCGCCGCCCCCGCCGCCGCTGCGGGTGTACGAGGGCCCAGAGCAGGAGGATCCGCCGACTGGTGTCTGGCGTGTCCGTGACGTCCTCGACGGGGACCTGGGAGGCTATCTGAGCGAGCTTCCGGAGTACCCCGAGGACTGACCGTGCGTGCTTATGACACCAGAACCATCCGCCAGGGCGAAACCGAGCCGTTCCACGAGCACACCTACCGGTTCCCGCACTGGCACTGGTTCGTGCTGTCCCTGATGTTCCTGATGGTCGGGTCCAATACTGACGGTTACCCGCGCACCAGCCCAAAAGACGGCACCGTGACCTCGCTGCAGATCGAGAACGGGAAGATCCGCACGGTCACGTTCACCGAGGCCCGGTACCGGCGGACCGTCACCCGGATCTAGGCCACCGGTAGGCCCTCCCTCTCCCAGCCCACGGAAGGACTGGAGAGAGGGAGGGCCTTAATGCTGCGCAAGCACGCCACCCTGGAAGTCCTGGAGTCCTGGCGGCAGGAGCCGGACCGTAAGGGGCTGCTCAGGACCGCGCACCGGGTCGGCTTCGAGTACCAGCCCAGGCCCGGCTACCTCTACGTCCGGTCCCGGATGATCTCCTCCCGGACCAACGACAACCACGACACGTTCCCGGCCGCCGAGATCGCCAAGGGCTATCAGACGTTCCTGGGCAAGCCGGTGTTCGTCAACCACTACAACGCGAACCACCGCCGGGCCCGCGGGGTGATCGTGGCCGTGGCGCTGCACCGGGACCGTAACCCCGACGGGAGCCCGGACACCTGGGCCGAGGGCCTGATGGAAGTGGACGCGCTCCGCTTCCCGCGGCTGGCCCAGGCGATCATCGCGGGCAAGGTCAACCGCACCTCGATGGGCGTGGACGTCGAATGGTCCAAGTGCTCGGCCTGCGGCAACGTCGCCACCTCCCCCGTCGAGTACTGCCGTCACCTGCCCGCGCTCAAAGGCAAGCTGATCCGCAAGCGCAACCCGGACACGGGGCGGGTCGAGCAGCGGCTGATCCACGAGGTCTGTGCCGGCCTGAGCTTCTTCGAGAACAGTCTCCTGGTCGAGGATCCCGCCGACCCGACCGCCTACGTCCTGGGCCAGGTGGACACCCGCGGCCTCGATCACGCTCACGCCAGCCGGAAGGACACCGCTGTGCCCGTTCAGTACGCCCCCGAGCTGGAGCCGCAGGATCAGGTGATCCAGGCCCAGGCCGCCGGGAAACGGGCGGGCGGGGACCACCCGTTCTTCCAGGCCCACCCGATGCACGCCGACAACATCGTGCAGTCGTACCACCAGACTACCGACGACGAGAAGGCGCTGGGCGACCGCTGGTACAAGGACGCCCACCACGTCGCCGGGGCCATCGCGGGCGGCAACCACGCGCTGGGAGCTGGGCTGCTGAGCGCCTACAGCCCGCAGACCGCGTGGCCGATCAACATGTTCAACGCCTCCCGGGCGGCCAAGGGCGACCCGCCCGGCCCCGGCTCGGGCGCCATGGGCAGCCAGCAGAAGCCCGCCATGCAGATGCTGGCCGGCCAGCATCACAGCGATGTCCTCAAGGGCCCGAAGACCCGGGCGTTCGCCAAGCTGATCGAGCACGGCGACGACACCCCTGAGGACAAGGCCAGCGGCAACCACCAGGTGGTGGTGGACCGGCACGCCCTGTCGGTGGCGGCCGGGCGCCGGCTGAACAAGGAGGAGGGCGGGAAGTTCCCCGCCGGGCAGCAGCAGCACTACGACCACGTGTCCCACATGTACCGGGACGCCGCGGCCACGCTGTCCAAGCACTACGGCCGGGAGATCGCCCCGCACCAGGTCCAGGCGGCCACCTGGCTGCGCCAGCAGCGGATGAACCAGGAGGAGGACAGCTCGGGCGCGGGCGCTGGCGGCGCCGGGGCCAGCAAGGGCCGGGTGCAGACGTTCACCCGCGGCCAGGAGCGCTGGCAGCAGCACCACCAGGAACACCACCCCGGAGGCATCTCCGAGGAGAACATGCACTACCACGGCCAGCGCCGCACGGCCGAAGCCGAGACCCGGGTCCCGCCGCAGGTGGACACCATGCGGATGGAGGAGTGCCCGGTCTGCGGCGAGAACGACGTCTGGAGCGGCGACCGCTGCCCCGTGTGCGGCTTCACCGTGCCGCCGTCGATGTTCCGGGACCCGGACACCGACAAGGCCAGCCAGGTACGCGACCAGCTCGACCAGTCCGGCCAGGTGGAGACCGGCCCGATCGGCTCCGGCCAGGACGCCGACGGCCAGCTGACCCACCCGGACCAGCTGGCGCCCGACGGCATCCCGGGCGGGCCCGTTCCCGGCCAGCAGGCGCCGATGGCCCAGCAGCCCGGCCAGGACGAGCAGGCCGCCGGCCAGATGGAAGACGAGCAGGGCCAGGAGGACCAGCTGGCGGGCCAGGACGAGCAGGCCGAGGGCCAGCAGATCGCCAACCAGGGCGAGGAAGACCAGCTCGCGCCAGGTGGCCTCGGGTGCCCCGAATGCGGCACCAGCTTCGCCCCTGACATGGCCGCCCAGCCGGGCGTCCCGTGCCCGGCCTGCGGCCAGGGCGCACTGCAACCGTCGGGCGGCCCCCAGAAGGAACAGGAAGACCCGTCCGATTCCGAGGACGAGGACGAAGGGGACGAGGACATGCCAGAGAGCAAGACGGCCGCCGCGGCCCGCCAGCTGCAGGCCCGCCGGATCGCCGAGCTGACGGCAAGCAACGAGGTCCTGACCGCGCAGCTGCGGTTCCTCGCCTCGGCCGCCGGAGCGGACCGGGAGCTGGCCCGGATCGAGGCTCAGGTGATGCGCAAGCACGCCGACGTGCTCAACCCGGCCAGCCCGGTGCCGGACCCGCCGGAGGCCCCGGCCCCGGAGACCACCGAGCAGGCCCTGCAGCCGGAGGCCCAGGACGACCCGAGCCGGCCGGGCACCACCCCGGGCTCGGTCACGCACGTCCCGGCCGAGCAGACCACCACCTCGATGACCCCGGGCGTGGAGATCCAGACCCCGCCGGCCAGCAACCTGATCGACGTGACCGCGCCGGTCCAGGGCACCAACCCCAGCCAGGACGGCGGGGTGCCGCTGAGCCAGCGCCGGATCGAGACCGACGTCCGGGTCAACCCGGACCCGCTGCAGGCCCACGGGCCCGGCATCGGCGGCCAGGGCGACAACGGCACCGCGTTCCCGTGGCTGCTGCCCGAAGGTGACCGGCCCGGCCAGCGCCGCGCCGCGTCCCTGCAGGGGGCGGCCAGCCCGGGTGAGGACGAGGCGGCCCGCACCTACGGCTCGATCCGGCTGGCCCGGCTGCGGATCCAGGCTGGCCTGGCCCAGGGCGATGACATCACGGTGGCCGAGCAGATCCGCGCGGATGCCTCGCTGACCACCCCGGTGATGGCGCACGAGATCGACGTACTGACCCGCACCGCTGCGGCCCGCCCGGCGCCGCAGCCCAGGACCGCCCCCATGGCCCGCCAGGGCGCCCGCTCCGCGCCGTCCCTGGCCTCGGTGGGCGCCAGCGCCCACTACGTTCCCGCGGCCGTCAGCGACGACCTGGACGGCTCTGACATCTTCCTGGACTGAGCGATGACCCACCTGGTGATGCCTGACCGGCTCCCAGCCCCAGAAGGAGTAGCAGGGGGGCTGTTCAGCCCGGTCCTGAGTACAGAGACGGAGAAGACGCCGTGATCCGCACGTTCCTGAGCAACGATTACGTCAAGCGGACCATCCGGCCGCTCTACGCCTGGACCCAGGCGACGCCGAAGTCCTGCTTCCTGGACCCGGCCTGGACCCGGGCCGTCCCGATCTGGCCGGGCATGGGCTTTGTCCGCTCGGGCGGCGACCTGGTGACGCTGGCCGGTGCGACCAGCTCCCAGATGGGCGGCAAGACGATGAACGCCGCCACCAGCCAGACGCCTGTCTATGGCTTCGGTGCCCTCTACGTGGGCGGCGACGGCATCGACGAGCTGCTGTACGCGGGGATCAACACCTTCGCGGTGTGGGTCCTCACCCCGGACGCCGAGTTCGAGATCCTGGCGCCCGCGTTCGACGCCACCCAGAGCTGGACGGACCCGACCGACGGGTCCGGCTCGGACCTGGTGGGCGTGTCCCTGTCCGGCGCCAACCAGGGGATGCTCATCCCCTGGGCCAGCTCGGGCAGCATCAGCGCGCCGTGTGCGCGGCTGCTCAAGGTCAACTCCAGCACCAAGCTCACGATCGGCGGCCTGACTCCGTTCAGCGCGGCCGAGCTGGCTCTCGCCTCTGGCGCGGGCCGCGAGTAAGGGCCGGAGCGAAGTAACCCCACGCGGAACGCAGGAGAGGACACCCCATGACAGAGCTGGCCACCGTTTCGGCTGGCGGGCAGCTGGCGCTGGCGCCGCAGGGCGGCGGCCTGCGTCCGCGCGTAGCTTCCCGCAAGTCGGACGATTACGTCGCCCAGATCGAGGCGCGGCGGGCCAAGAACAACGGCGTTGCGCTGACGCGCGAGGCCAAGGTCCGCAAGATGGCGCTGATCCTGAGCGACGAGATGCACGGCTTCCGGCGCCTCGGCGTCGGCATGGTCGGGCCGATCCAGCTCAAGCTGCGCTACCAGGGCATCGTCCGCAACGTGCTGGTCGAGGACCCGGTGACGCCGGGCACCCCGGTCGAGTATGACGTGTGGGACGACTTGGGTCAGGCGTACATCATGTCTGGCACCGAGGGCGAGGTCCGCGTGACCCCGTTCGAGGGCAAGCGCATCCCGGTGCGGTTCTTCCGGATCGCCTCGCGGCCGGCGATCCGCAAGGAAGACCTGTTCTACCTGAGGATCAACGCGGTCGAGCAGGCCCAGGACGAGACCAAGCAGGCCATCCTCAAGCAGGAGGACGCCCGGCTGCTGGTCCTCCTGCAGGCGGCCATCACCGACTACGCCACCCGCCCGGACCACGTGGTCACCCCGAACCACAACATCACCGAGGCGTCCGGCTACCTGACCCCGGGGTCGATGTACTCCGCGGTCGCCATGACCGACCTGCACGAGCTGCCGAGCGCGCGCCTGCTGCTCAACCCGTTCGACTACCGGGACATGTTCCGCTGGGACATCAACCAGACCGGCTGGGCGTTCAAGGACCGCGTGGTCGCTGGTGAGACCATCACCAGCTTTGGCGAGTTCCAGATCCAGCGCTCGATCATCGTCCCCCAGGCGAAGATCTTCCTCACCCCGGAGCCCAACTTCCTGGGTGTTTTTCCGATTCTTTACAGTCTCGACGTCGAGGAAAATCACAACGTCGAGGCGTTCTGGCGTGGGTGGGTTTTTGACGAAATGATCGCTATGAGCATCCTCAATCCGAGGGGCCTAGCCAGCATTACCAAGTCCTGACAAAAGTCAGACTTCCGAGACCCGCTCCTTACGTAAGGGGCGGGTCTCGACGTATATTTGGACCATGACAAAACTTGGCCGTCCCCGGCAGTGGGACCAGCATTTCGACGCGATGCGCCAGATGTACGTCGATGACCTAAAGTCCCGCGGTGAGATCGCCCGGCAGTTCGGGACCAGCGTTCAGACCGTGACCCGGACGCTCCAGCGCGGTGGCATCGAATTCGGCGACCGGCCGCGCGACCCCAACATCGGCCGGACCCCCGAACAGCAGGCCGCCATCAATGCCAAGATCTCCCAGGCTAAAAAGGGCGTACTACATAAAGACCGCCGGACTCCCGAGACGCGCTACTGCGAGCACTGCGGTACGGCCTACGACTACCTGCCCGGCAAAAACGGTGAACGCTACTGCTCCCGCGCCTGCCGGGTCGCTGTCATGGCCCAGGAAAAGCAGGCGGGGGTCAAAGCCGAATACGAGCTGGAGCCGCGACGATGCCGGTGCGGCGCGTCCATCCCCTACGAGTACCGACACACCCGGCAATTCTGCTCTCCTGGTTGCCGTCTTCAGTACGGTGCCAAGCGCCAGAAGGAACCGGACAAATACATCACATTCAGCTGCCAGCGTCCCGAATGCGGTAAGGAAGTTACCCGGCTGCGTGGCTACAGCCCAAACCAGCGCTACTGCTCGAATGAGTGTTCGGCCAAGCACAACCGAACCAGAAAATTTTACGGGGTAGAGGGCCTGGAGATCGTCTTCGAGTCCAGCTACGAGTGCCTTTTCTGGGCGCTCTGTGCGTTGTGGAAAATCCCCATCGAGCGGGCCGACCGCGACCAGGCGATCGAGGTCAATGGCAACGGCTGGTACTGCCCGGATTTCTGGCTCCCGGACCTCGATCTGTGGGTCGAGGTCAAGGGCTTCGAGGATGATGACGACCGAGACCGTTACGCAGCCTGGCGTACGGCCGATCGCCACCTTCTGGTCATCCGGCGCGAGGAGCTGCACGAGCTGCGCCAGCAGGCCGCCGGGGGCCTGGCCGTCATGACGATGAAGGCGATGGAACGTAACCAGGCGTACTGGCCGGAAAAGCTAGGATCCCGGTCATGAATCTGGACCAGCTGATCGAAGGACTGCAGCAGGAGCGCGAGCGTATCGGGGGAGGGGACTCCGAAGTTATGGCCCGGCAGGAGAACGGCGGCACTCACATACGCAAGATCACCGGGCTCGACCGATCCGGACCTGATGACGCCTGCGTCTTTTTCAGCGCAAGCTAGCCTGGCCAGCATCACCAAGAGCTGACAGACTGGGCCAGCTAGCGACCCTGCACGACGGGCACCCCCGGCTCCGGCCGGGGGTGTTCTGCTTTCCGGGCCGTAGCCTGGCGGCATGAACATCCCCAGCGGTTTCAGCCAGGCCGGCCAGATCACCACTCACTTCGACGGCGGCAATCACCCCATCAAGGGCGATGTGTGGTCTTGCAGGTCCTGCGGCTGCCTGATCCTGCCTGTCGCCCAGGAGACCCACGAGCGTTTCCACGCCCAACTGGACAGCCTGCTCGAAGCGGCCAATCAGCGGGGAGTCTGAGAGGTTCCTGTTTACAGGATTTCTTGCTAAACTGGCTTTGCGAGAGAGGAGCCAGTCATGGCCGAGCCCATCAGCCCGGAAGATGTCGTCCAGGCCAAGCTCACCGCGATTCCGGACGCGGTGATCGAGGCGTTCAACGAAATGATCGCCAAGGAGTGGAACGGCCACGAGGCCATCGTCCGCCAGCCCGACGTCGTGAAGGCGATGCGGGAGCGGGATCCCAGCCTGACCAGGTACAAGATCATCGAGAACGGGCTGCTGGACGTCGAGCCCATCTACCGAGCGCGCGGCTGGGCGGTCATGTACGACAAGCCCGGCTGGGACGAGAACTACGACCCGTACTTCACGTTCTCGCTGCCGGACAAGAGCTGAGCTGATAGCGTC